ATCGCTGTCGGCCACCGCCGTAACATCACTACTCACAAGGTTCCCTGTCGCTGGAACATTAACCGTCCTGCCCACGATTGGCTTAATACTACTGCTATAATAGTCTTGATAAACCCAGAGAAACTTTTCTAGATTTGGATCATAGACAATCTCACCGAATTGATAATCAACAGTTGACCATTCTCTTGTTTGGCGAGTGGTGACATCATTTGTCGTAACATCCATTATTACAAGATAAGTTCGACCGTTTGTTCCAACATAATACGTTAAAACGGTACCGTTTCCATTACTGTCAAATGTGACGCCCGCAGAAACGTCGCTCTGACTGACTTGCGCTGTTGTAGTCACTTGGTGATCTGAATGGATGCTGGTCATAATGTAGCTGTTGGCTGGATCAGGCTTAGACAGCAACCTAAAGGTCAAATAGTTATTGTAGATGTACAAAAGCATCACACGATCTATGCCAGCGTCATACCTTATTGCACCATAATAGCTTAGCTGGGTGTTCCATGTCTGCAACGCTTTGAGATTGACGTTTCCGAATTGATCGTTGCGGTGGGCGACTATAGTTTTTTGGTCATTATTCTGACGTATACAGAAAATTGTATGATCACCATCTGTACATACATCAGTGTCTACTGGAGATGTGGCTGTTGAATTAGCCGCTGTATTCACAGGGGCGGTAACTCTGTCGCTGCTGTCGATCTCTACTTCGTGGACATAAAAACGTGCTGAGACTGATTGGTTGCGGAAGCCAATAATCCACATATCCTCATTAGGAACATATACAACTCTGGGATCGTAACACTGATTTGTGTTAAGTTCCCGTGGCGTTGTCCATGTTACTGTACCGTCAGAATTAGGCGTTCCAGAACAAGCATATAGGTTTCGTGAGGTAGTTTCACACCAGACAGCCATCACATACCCATTGCCGTAGGCGACATTGCCTTGATCACCTGTCCCTACGCCTGAGTTAAGTGTCACACCATCATCTGACATATACGTTGTGAGCGAAGTTTCAGTGACCATCTCTGCTTTGCCGTCTGACGTTACGATTACAGGTTTTGCAAAGGTGATGCCGCTTCCGCTATCCGTTAAAGTCATTGAAGGTGCTGCAGATATTCCGCCTACAGCATTATCAACATATGTTTTGTTGGCTGCATCAGTTCCCGAACTCACTGTGTCGATGCCCTGAATGCGGCCTGTACCACCTAATGTGATGTCACCACCGCTGATAGTCAGATCGCCTGTAATCGTGTAAGTTCCAGACATTGTATCGCTTGCATCACTGCGAACAAAGCTGCTTGCCTGAATGCCATCAACAGTATCAGCATCTAGGCCAGAACCAGAGCCGTCAACCGTTTTGATCTTAGTAAGCACATCTGATGCGGTGTAAGACGAACTTGCCAATTTGGCATCTAGCGCAGTCTGCAATCCATCAATGTTGCTGATAATGTGGTTGTGGCTATCGTCTGCTACCGTAACGGTCAGCGTGGCATTTCCAAGATTGGTAAACGTAGCTGAACCAGATGCATCGCCAGATAGCGTAAGCGTGGGATCGGCAGTTGCAGTTGTAGCTATCGACACGTTGCCCAAGTTGGTCATCGTACCTGAACCTGTGACCGCACCTGTCAGTGTGATCGTGGGATCAGCGGTTGCAGTTGTAGATATGGAAACATCACCAAGATCAGTTAGCGTTCCTGACCCCGTTACTGCCCCAGTAAGCGTGACTGTTGGGCTTAAATCTTGCGCCGCCAAGGTTAAAAAAACAGAGGCTTCACCTGACAAGTTTATAGCTGATCCAGAGTTACTGCTTTCAGTCACAGAGCGCGTGAGCGTTGTGCCAGAGGCAGTATAAGTTCCAGTCCCTATTTCCCAGTTGTCACCATCTTCAATCGTGTAGCGAACTGTATCACCGTTAGAGATGCCAGCAGCAGAAAAGGCTTGATACCCATCTACTGCTGAACCAAGTGTGATTGTCCCTGTACCCGTTGTCGCCGTTGACATTTTGGCGCGGTTGGCGTGCGTGACCATGGCCTAGCCCCTTCGTTTAATTACGGTTTATGACGGATCAGGAATACCGATAGTGAACGAAGCCAGAGTGAAGGTGTTGCCAGAAGTCACTGACTGAGACGCTGAAAGCGTACCAGTCGCAAGCAAACGGCTGTTAGAGGTGTCTACAATCGCATAGTGCGTTGCAGTTCCTGTGCCGCTGATAGAGCCATCTGAGATAGCAGCGACAGTCACTTCACGACCACCGCCTGAGCGATCTGCTGGTACGCCAATCGAAAGCGATGTGGAGTTACCAAGCGTATAAGTCGACGTGGCTTCCGTGTACGATGCTGCTTCCTGAGATGTAACATCGATGCGATTTGCTTCGGTATCTAGAATGGTTAGACCATTGTCGAATACGCGATCATTGAGTGTTGCCATGGTATTTCTCCTTTTGCAGCAAGCACAAAAAAAACCGCTCAAACTGAACGGCTGTTAAAATCTGTTTGTGGTTTCGGTTTAGGGTTTATCTGGCCAAGTTGGATTGCTTGGATCAGTGGTGGATGACGGAAGATCGCGCAGTGCCTGACGATACGTTCGCCATAATTGCTTTTGCTCATTGTTAAGTGGGCTATCGATTGATTGCGTCCAATCTGAGGCTTGCAGCAATGTGTCTCTTAGGCTCCTAAGTTTATGCCATGCTTGGGAGGCTGCAGCCGCGTCTATGTCTGCTTGTGGCTTCCGACTTAGTGCACCGTCAACCACAGTGTAATTCTCGAGGTCAGCAGGCCAATCACACTCAATCTCAAACTCACCAGAAAAGGCTTGCGCAACGTCGCTGTCTGTAACCCCTGCCCGCAAAATGTTGCCATCAGCATTATGAACAACGTAACTTCTCATTTTTTAAGCCTAATCAGATTTATGACAATATTGTGCGCCGTGATGGTGCCACCCGCCGATTGCAAGTGCAGCCGCGCTGTAAGGCTGCCTGTTGTGTTTGCAGTGATCACACCTGCTATAGTCACACCGCCCTTAATGTTTGATGATGTGCCTGAGTTGATGTCGTAAAGATATGCCGTTGATTGGTTGTTTAGATACAAAATTGCGCTGTCCAAATAGTGACTGGCTGTGGTGGTTGAAATGCGAGCAATCCGCCCGATAACTAAAAAGCGTTCACTAAATACTGCACTTACAGATGTAGAAACCGCATTACCGCCAGACGTAGTAACAGAGGCTGATGCAGTATAAGCCGAACCACTTTCAGACAAAGCGTTCGCAGCGATTTGTGTTGTATCAACACCTGCTGTCTTAATGATCAATTGATTGCTGGCGTTAGTATCCAGCGTGACATTATCAATTTTTATACTGTCCGCGTTGACCGTGCCTGTTGTGATCTGACCACCGTCAATGATGGTTGCGCTATCGGCAAGAGCATCATTCAGCGTCGTTGAGCCGCTCGTATTGGTAAAAGTGACCAGACCATTAAAGTTAAACAGTTTTGTTGCGCTTGATGCGCTAGACCCGTTGGAACTGGCTGCAGAACCTGTTGGGTCAACAAAGATGACGTCTGAATAATAATAGCTATTTGATCCAGCAGCATCGACCGTTGGTGACGCAAGCGACCAGCTACCATAGGAAGACGTCGCGGCTCCCGTTGACCAGTTGTATGAGACACTACTTGCTAACCCGCTAACGCTTGGTGTGCTCGATGCCTCTTGGTAGTACCGACGAACAGCATGGCGCGATCCGTTCGAACCGTTAGAGCCATTGGTTCCGTTTGTGCCATCTACACCATCGGTGCCATCAGTCCCATCGTCTCCGACAAACTTTACCCAAGTACCTGTAATTGTGCTGATGTCAGGTAGCGAGGTGCCATCGTATTGGTAATAGAGAACAAAGGTCAGGTTCGCTGACGACGTATAACTTTTGTTAGAACCGTTTGCGTCACTTGCATAAACAGCAACGATAGAAGAGCCATCAGTGCCGTTTTGAATGAAATCAGGAAGTGTGCTGTCGTTAAGTTTCAGCTCCTCTTCTTCAGCATTCCAATCAAACGCAGCAAAAGACGTCTCGCGCAGCGTAAGACCAACAGTTTGGCCCCCACTGTCTTGATCGTTTTTGAAGTTCCAACCAACAACCTCAAACTCTTTGGCACTAAACCCGTAGCGCGGAATAGTAAGAGCAACTGTGTCACCAACCTGCACGTCAAATGCTCGCATGGAGAAATCGGCGGATAGCGTCATCTGTTCTCTGGAGCGGAACAACGTCATCTTTGCCAGCCGCTGCGCCATAGTTGATGACGTTGTCAGTGGTAGCTCAAGATCAAGCGCGTTTTCATACCCGCCATCATCCGCAATAAATGTCGTACTTCTAATTTCAGGGTAGTCAGCGCGGACATAATCATCAGCTGCAGAAACAAACAACCCGCGCACAACGTTAAAGTTATCGCGGCGTGAATGCTTGGTGTCTAAGTTTATCGGTCCGCGTAAGTCATCCAGCGTAAAGGTTTCAACACTTGTGGTGTAATCGCCTGCCTTCAATATCCACTTGCCCTGCCCCCAGAACAGATTGCCATTCAGGCTGGTCATCATCTTTGACAGGATTGCGCTGGGTGGTTCAGCTAGGCTCAGTGCGCCATGCATCTCATACCGTTTTTCCGTACCACCAGCCGATAGCGTTACGGTTTCATCACAGACATTTGCAGCAGCTTGTAACGCCGTATCGTCAATATCACCATCGCTATTTAATCCGTACCTAGCAGTAAGATAATCACGAACACAGAGAGCAGCGTTGGAACTATAAGCAGTGGTGCTATTCCTAGGGTCATAAACCTTTTTCCCTTTAATCTTTACTGTGATAAGCGGAATGCCTTGCGCAAAGACGTCTTGGTCATAGCGCAGACGCACGTACAAACAGGCGATACCTTGGCCACGGAAGTTTGTGTCATCACCTGTTTCTTTTCCTGCCCACGTCGGTCCGTCGGTTAAAGCGTTCAGGGTTGTATATACGTTCTGCGTAGGCGACCCAGTGAATGGCTTTATCAGAACCTTTTTATCACTGTCAGCGATCCACTCGCTTTCGGTCACAAATCCGTTGGCATCAAGTGTGACTTCCTGATCATTTAGGTAGTATGCCTCAAACGAATTGATCTCATGACCCGCGAGCGAAATGATCATGTGCAGGTATTCGTTATCGGTGCCTGTGGCCTCCATGTAAGTGATGACGCCGCCCTTACGAACCTCACCGTAAACGATCTCTTGCGGTGCATCCGCTTGGCGTGTGTTGGTAAGTAGACCCCGCGAACCGCCTATATCACCCATCTTTGGCGATAAGGCTTCAATTACATATCCCGTAACAAGCGTCGTACCGACATAGGCCAAAGTGTAAGCGATGATCTTATTGACGCCCTGTTTAATTAAAAACTGAGCTACCGCTTCCATTCTTGGCGCATTATCCCATCGCGCGTGGCGTGTGGGTGAAAGCGGATTATATAAGCTGTCTTTCATGTTTTCACCCAAGCATTCTCTATCTTTTGGATTGGCAGAAAGATCAGTCTGCTTTTGCCAAGGAATGCTGCTTTTGTTCCGATAGATATGCCCAAGGCACGGTCAATAGCCCAACGTCGCGGAGCTAAGGCTGTGACCAAAGACCCGCGCGGCGGTACATGATTGATACGTTTAAGTTTTGCATCAATCGCACTTTCTAGAGAATTGTAACCAAACGTTTTTATGAGCTGTGATTTTGTCTTATACAGACCCATATCACTGATGTATTTGCCCGCCCAATCATCCGCCCAGCCTTCACCGTACATGCGCTGGAACGCGGTATTTGTGAACATGAAGCAGTCAAACAGATGCCATTGAAACGGTGTGTCACGCACCTCCGCAATGTACGTGTTTAAAGCCTCAAAATCAGGCTGATTAAGTTTTGGCATGTATTATGCTGTTTTAACTACACTATGGGCGGCACCGATCATTTTACCTCCATACTGTAAATTTTTCCCTTGAGACGGTGTCGCCTAATCAGCTTTCTGGCCCCAAGCGATCTGACGATCTGCAAGTTTGGCAACCCATTTAAAAAAGGTATCGGTGCTTTCGTTATAATCTTCTGTGACGATGACCGCTTTGTGAGACTTGTCGGTGTATCGACGGATATTGGCGCGTTCTAAGGTAACTAACTTACTTTCTAGCGTGAGTGTGATCGTTGATGTTTCACCGTCATCTTGTATCGTCATCTTATCCATGAAGCCTGAAAACAACTCAACGACATTCGCGTTTTCTTTGACGCCCCAGTAAACCTTGCCCAATCGCCCTTGGTATTCCTCAGTGATTGCAAGACTTACAATATTGCTATCCAAGCCACTCAGGGTAAGCGTTGCGCCCTTTGCGCTCAGATCAGCGACCTCTTCCAAGCCAGAGATTTGCAGCACGCTGCCCGTACCTAGAAAGGTTTCTGAGCTGATTGATCGGCTACCCACCCCTGTCCAAAGACGCAAAGCACGATCACCAGTGTATCCAGCATCCGTGTATTGGTCGCCATCCGTGTCATCAAACAATAACTCAACGGCGTAGAACGGTTCTATGTCTTTAAGATCACCCGTTGGATCATCGTTTAAATACAGATCATTCAGCAGTGATGTGTTTATGGTTCTGCT